CGGTCAAGTAACTGTGTCAGCACTTGAATTGAATTAACGATCGCCGCCAGGCAATCAATCAAATGATGCTGATCCGTCATTCCCTGCGGATTGAACCAATACGTATTTCCATTTCCAAGGGTGTTCCCTCCTTCGCCCGTCACCATCCAGAGATAAAGAGCCGCATAGGCTCTATCGTTGTATTGAGGTGGAGTGGATTGTTGAAGACCGTCCGTATCCAGTTGCGCCGTCAGCGTATTCATCATATCGAATATCTGATAGAGCATGGCGTTTAAGCCTTTATCTGAAATTCCTGTCGGTCTGACATCCTGCCAATACCTGTCTTTGGATGCTATGTAGTTACTTACCGTGTTGCCGCGCGAATCCTCGATCTTTCCGTTGAATTTCGCCGTGAAGCAGTTCGCCAGATGTGTCGTGTGATTCACGCCGGCATCGGCATCGAGCTTGGTGCAAATCCCCTGTATCGCCGCCACGATCATATAAAGCAGGTCAACAAGGTTGCGTTGAGATAACCCCTGTGGTTTTATCTGAGCTTCCATAATTCTAGACCTCGTCCTCGGTCAGAGTTGTTGCCTCTCCGCCGGTATCCTGAGTTGATTCACCGGCTATAAATGCCGCCTCGCGCTCAAGTTGTAACTTCGGATTTATAATCTGCTCAAATACGCGCTTAAGACGCTGATCCTGCGCCGTATCCAAAAACAAATAATTGGAATCGACGAGAATACGTTTGCCTTTATCATCATATTTAAAGCAGAGTTGAGCGCGGACGTTGTGCGATGGAACGATTGCGCAGTAGAATTCTTTGCCGCCGACTTCCACAATGCGGTCAAAGACAACTTCGGTGTTTTCGTTTTCCTCATAATCCCTGACAAAACGGGCATGAGTGTTTTTGACCTGCTCAAAAGTTCCATCCTTCGTTTTCACTTTCCGGTTTGAGGGATCTAGCCGGACGGCCACGGTAGGATTAAGAGCCACCACATAGGCCAGATACGTTTCCGCCCCGCCTATAGTGACCTTCTTCATGGGATATCCGTCAAACGGACGCGAAACACGCGCCGCCGCAAGCGGTATCGGCTGAAAATTAAGTTCTCCTATCCCTTTCAATGCCTCGTCCAGTTTCCCTTCTCCCGCGACCGGGTCTATCTTTTTCGGTGCTGCCATAATAGTATTTCCTCAATCTCCCTGTGTTCGGGCGGCGGCAGGGGCGGGAGACCCCCTTATCATCTGCACGGCCAGTGCAAACTAGCCGCCATAATCGTTAGTCGTGAATGGTTTTTCTCTTCACTTTTCACCTTTCACTTTTCACTAATTGTTAGTCCTGTAAGTCCTGACGGCAATAACCGCGATATCGGCGGCGTTAAACACGTTCTTGCTCACGCCGTAAATCGAGCCGATACAGAAGCCTGCTTTGTTCTGGTAATCGAAAGTCTTTTCCTCCCAGATTTTCTTCTTGGAATAAGCAATCGAACCCGCGCCAATACCCATAAACAGTGCCGTCGCTCCTGCCAGATTCGCGCCTGATCCCCAATTAGTGACAGTCGCTACTCTCTGGTGATCGTGAATCGCGCAATTCTTATGAACGCCCAGGGCAATCCCGAAAATGGGATTATCGTCGCCGCGTTTCTGTGCTTCGCGCTGTGCCTGCGCCCATGCCGCATCACGCTCGGATAAGTCATAAGACTGATCGGGAGCCATGACGATAACGCCGTTCATCGCCTTTCCTTTGACCGTGGGGCCAATGATAAGAGGTTTGGCCTTGCGTCCGTAGGTGACGCACTGAGAAATCAGAGACAGAGTCATGTAATTGCCTGCCGCGATTGTCGCGGTCGTGGTTGCTCCGGTGGGATAAATAACCTTGGTAGGATTATTCCCTAGAGCTGTGAAGATGTCCTGATCGATCTTTGCCGCCATCCAGCGTTGCAAAAGCTCCTTGGCGTATTCCCTGATCTTGTTATCGGAAACCCGCATTTCGGTTTCACGGCCTGCGGTACGCACTGCATTTCTGATCTGGGTCAGTGTGATTGAATTGTCGTAAGTAGAAGGCGCTTCTTCGTTGCCTTCCATGATACTGTCATTGGGAACGCCGCCGCCGGAAAGCTCGCGGATCTGCCCTATGGTTAAAACGTCGCCCTGTTCTTTTTGAAGGTCGGCGAATTCAACGATGATATTGGAATCAGACTCTCCGACAAAACCGTTCTCGTAAAAGTACGAGCTTGTCTTTGCTTCCATCCACCACCTTTTAGCCCATGCCTTGCGGGTCAAGGCGTTTCCTGTCGTAAATGTAAAATCAGCCATTTTTATAACTCCTTATGTGTTGGCCTTCACAAAGAATCACTCAAAAGACACCGGGGTATTTCTCCCTTAATTCTTTCGGAGCGTCTTTTAGAAACGTCTTAAATTCTTTATCCGTCATATTATCAATGGCATCGGAGAGTTGGCCTTCAGTCATCGTCAAATAGGATTCAAAACCTGTTGGCTTTCCGTCGCTGGAAACATTGCCGATGGACTTCGCGCCCGGCTTCGTCATCTTTTCGATGGCGGCTTTAGAGGCTTCGGCAATCTTGGACTGAATGATACTGTCCTTGTTCATCAGGGTGTAGGCGTCTTCCATATTGTAATGGCTCTTGCCGTTGGCGATCATCCACTTGGATAAATCCTCATAGACTTTTACCGTTTGCGCTTTTTCCGCGTCCGTGAAATTATCGGACTTGTTAAAAAGCTCCTTGGCCCTGTTAAAACAAAACTGATTCCTTTCCTGCTCGAAACTCTGCTGAAAATCAGCCTGCCGTTTTGATTCCTTTTCGACTACAGCCCGTTTGCCCTCTAAGTAATTATTGAGCATAAGGCTTGCCGCGATCGGGTCTTCCTTGGCCACGTCGCCTAATTGCCAGCCGTTATACTTGCCGCCATTGACAATCATGGTATTGAAATCTTCCACGTCTGCCGATACTGGCTCGTCTTTCTTTACCGGCGGCGCGTAGTTTGCCGGTTTTTCATCGGGATAAAGCTCAAAAAACTTTTCCGCTCCTAACTCTTTGAGAAGGTTTAATTTTCTGCTTGTTTCTTCGGCGGCTTTCTTGGCGCTATCAACTTCAGCGTGTGTCTTTGCAAAGTTCTTACGCCATCTCTCCACCGGTATCTTTGCGCCTTCGTCGTCAATGAGATACTGCTTGCCGTTCTCCGTGACGAGTTTGACGCCTTCTTGATCTGCTATTGCTTTTTCCTCTGTTGACAATTCGGCGGGTTTGTCATCAATCACGGTTTTGGAAGCGTCCTGAGCAGCCTTATCAGCAGCTGTCTTGTCGGCTTCAAGTTCTTCCGGGCTTTTTCCGGCGCCCTCATCCGTCTTTATTGGATCGTCAACAATAGCCGGTGCTTCTCCCAAAGCCTCCAGCTCTTCTTTGCTGAATTCCTCTTTTGCAAAATCTCCCGGTCCCATAATTCCTCTCCTTCAATCGCATGGCCTTACGGTTGCCACGGTAACCGGTATCTCAGACATTTAAAGCCCGTCCGGAAGGCATAAAAAAAAGACGGCAACCCTTTCGGATTAGCCGCCTTTAATTTCGTGTGGTGATTGAAACGTAAGCTGTTATTTAATAAGTTCCTGTAACATCCTTTCAATGCCCTTGAGGGCTTTTAATATCTCAATGATAATTTTCTTCTGCACGTCCGTCATGCCCTACCCTTTTACAACTTTCTTCTGTCATTACGAGCCGCGCCTCGCGCGGCGTGGTAATCCCATGTCTTGCGAGATTGCCACGGCTCCCAAGGGTCGCCTCGCAATGACAATTTTTTAATGTCCTCCGCTGGCGGAGGTGGCGCAACGCGCCGGAGGTGGAAACGCTTTCAATACTGCCATATTCCTACCCCTTTATATTCCCGCTTCTGGCAACCATCATCTGCATCTGCTGCTGTTTCTCCTGCTGCAACATTATCTTTGCCTTGTCCGCATTCGGGTCATCAATGTAATCAAGTGCTATCTCAGGCGGATAAATACCGGCCTTCACCATTTCCATAGCATCCAGCCGTTTCGCCATCCTGTTTGTCGGTGTCGTAGAACCGGCGACAATCTTGATATGCAGACCTTCCAGATCAATCGGCGGGTCTTTGGTAATGTCCGCCGGACGAACCTGATCTACAGCCGCGATCCACTTGGCCTGAATATCGTTGGGATCGGGCGGAACGGTCTCTCCCGTATTAGGGTCAATCTGCTTGTCCTTTTCAGGCTGCCAGTTGCTTACTTCATCCGGATCAATCAGACGCTCCCACATCTGGCGGGGCCAGTGACGAAGCATCAAAGCAAATATAACCTTTGCCGTTTTCTCAATGGTTGATTCCACCACGCCTAAGAACGGCGTTGACATCATTCCCGCCTGATCCTGAAGGGCGATAACCAGCTTGCCGGAATCAACGCCCGGCGGAAGCTTCCCCTTCATGACTTCCTGCATATCGAATTCATCATTGAGAGCCACCTCGTCGCGCTGCTCCATCGCCATCAGTTCTGAAGAAGTCGTACCTGGCAGCAATCGCGAAGGCGGAAACGGAGCGTCTTTGGGAACCTTCAGACTGTCGCCGTACTTGGGGTCGTTCTCCCACTTGCAGCCCTCAGTCATCATGACAGGCGCGTCAATGTTTTTTGAAATGACATAAACCGTCTGCGTGCGGCGTTTATTGCGGCTCTTTGATATTTCGATTGCCCTGTAAGTCGGCCCTACAAAATAGCCGCTATAGGAACGGTCATGGCCTATTAACAGCTTCGGAATAACCGGATCACCGTCGGAATCCAGACCGTAAGGATTTGTTTCTTCGGAGATAAGTTTCTTTCCCACAATAATACGCTGTTTTCTGACTTCGGTAACTTTCTCTTTGTAAGTGGCATCCAGGCCGAATTGCTTCAATTCTTCCACGGCGGCTTTAGCTTCCTTGCTCGTATCAAAATCAAACTTCTCGACGGCGGACGTCTGCGGGTTAACCGTCATAACGGAGTAGGCTTTCTCCTTCTTGATCAGCCACGCTTCTATCTCATAAACATCTGCGTCCTCGGCGGGATCGTTCTCAACGCGGCTGTCCTTGTCCTCTGAGGTCTGCATGCGGGCGTATTCGTCCTCTCCGGGGTGACCGGCGGAAGATTCACCCTCCTCTGAATCCATCGGAACCATGTTAAACTCAAGGTCGTCATCCGTGACATCGTAATTGGCTTTGGCATATTCCCGCGTAATCAGATGAGCCTTGATAATATGCGAATCCACCTTTGTGGCAAGCCGGGACTTCTTGTCGAAATAGTAATCCAGCGGATTATCGGAGAGGAAAATAATCTTTCCGAACTTGCCTTTGGATTCATCGAACTTGACATCGATCACGCCAAGCGAACCCGTCTTGCATTCCTTCACCACATCAAACAAGACTTCGCCGCCGTTATTCTGCCCCCACACAAAATCGAACCCGCGCTTGAGCAGCTCCGCAACGTACAAATCAGACGAACCTATGGGCTTGACATTAATCCCCGGCTTATTGGCCGTAGCCACTGCCGCAGACCCCTGAATCCCCTTACTTACATCATTGATTGCAATAGGAATCTGCCCGCGATTAATCATCTGATTCTTTTCATCGTCAGACCACAAGGCGTCCTTTTTCCCCCAGGCCACTTCCCAACCGCGCTTATAGACCTGTTTCTCCCAATCCTGACGGTCGGTGTCTTCCTTATACCGTTTCAAAAGGCGATAGACTTCAACAACCTTATCATCCGCGCCGGATTCCTGTATTTTCTTGATATTGATTCCCGAAGTGGGAGTTATAGATGTCTTGTCTTGATTTTCCATGTTTACCTGTTAAATATCAACTTTTTGTATTGTTCTCCGTGTTTCATCAATAGCGGCATTAATCGCGTCCAGCGATCCCTTTAACATTGCGAAATATTCAGGATAAGATCGGACGATTTCTTTAGTACGGTCACCTTCTTCCGCTTCCAGTGGACTCATAATGATTAGCCGGTTTAATTTATCTCCCGCGAATTTACTTAAATCGTTTGCTTTGTCCCTCATTCTTTCGCATAAATTTTTAATGTCCTCTGCCGCTGATACTCTTGTCGCTGAAACACATCCTGTCTGTACTTGTCCGTTCATAATTCCTCCCTTTTTTCTCCCGTTAAGTTTTATAATTTCCAGGCACAAATGATGTTGCCTGCTGATATTTATACGCGAAAGCTACCATGAACCGCTGCCACATCAAAAGAGCGCCTTCCCCGATAACCTCAACATGAATCTCTCCCTGCTGCTGCTCAAAGAACGCATCCAATACCGTAAATTTTATGACCGCCAGTTGCCTGTCTGATAAATCCTTCAGACGGTAATTCGGCGTCCGAATATAAACATACCGGTC